ACATCCTATCAGATTCAACAGAATCTTGACCAATAGATTTTACAGTTATTTTTTGGAAATGCTTTAAGAATGTTGAATATTCGGGGTCTTTGATTGATTTTTCGTAAGTCTGAACAACTTTATCGGCTAATTTCAGTTTGAATTTTTCAATTTCGTTGTGTCTTAGATCAGAAGGATACTCTATATGTTCAATCATGGAAATGTCGAACATATAGTCTGTCTTGTCATCTTTGATTATTATCACAGGTTTGTCAAAAGCCAATCTAAGTCCTAGTTCAAGCATAACATTCCCATTCCTACCACTAATGTCAACGATAACAATTGGATCAGAATAGAGGTTAGTTACGATACTTTTGTGGATAATATCTATTTCACCCTCAGAATCACTTACTAATCTTGGATTAAAATTATGTGTACTTATTGACTTCACTGCTTCAATAATAATGTTTTTGACATCACTAAATTGCGAAATGTTGTAGTCTGTCATAGCTGCTATAGGCATCACTAAACCACAATTAATTTTTTCATCATTTGACATGTTTTTTTCTTTACTGGGTTGTTTTAAATTTTCAGCCATACACTAACGCTCCTTGAAATGTTTATCTCAATTATATAAGGAGCATTCTGATTTGTATATCATTAATTTTTACATTTTAAAAACAAGTAGGCCATTAAGCTATTCTATACAATTACGGATTGGGGGAATAAATAATTGAAAAGTAAATACGTGATTTATATCTTGTTAGCAATGCTTGCTGTGTCTTGTTGGGGATCAACGTACGTAATTTGGTTCCAATCAAAGCAAATTGAGCAGTTACAAGAACAGCTGCAGCATGAGCAGATGAAGTACAAGATTATTATCAATGATCCGCTAGTGCGAGATGCGAAGAAAAGTGGAGGATGATTATGACAGTTGCAGTTTTAGGTTTCACAGGATTCGTAATGATAATGGTCGTTGCAGTAATTGTTGGAAAAAAGATGGACGAGAGGGAAGGTAAATAAAAAAAGCCACTTCCTTTTTGGAAAGTGACCAACGCAAGATTATTTTACCATAAAAGGAGTGGCGTTTGTGAGGTTTCAATGGCTTAAAAATTATCAAGATTTAGAAGAGCAGATCCTCTTCATGAAATGGAATCTTAACAAAAGTAAGTTGGAATTAGAACGGTGGGTCAGTGGTGATTTAGCAAACGTCCGTCTGGAAAAAAACTCAAGGTCAGCTTCTTTAGAAGAGAATATTCAAGTAATTGAAGAAGAGATTGAATTACTAGAAGAACAACTAAATGAAATGGTTCTATTGATAAAATCGTTTAAGGGATTAGACAATCAAATAATGTATTTGAAATATGTTGAAGGAATGACTTTAGAAAAAATTGCCGAAAAACTTAACTACAGTACATCACATATTCAAAAGAAACATACTGAATTAAGAAAAGCAATTGATTTTGTTGATGAGTATATTTTAAACAAAAATAAGTTGAAGATGAAGATATCATTGCAAGATCATCGAGAAAAGTTGCACAAAAGTTGCACTACTAATTCTAGTTTTAAACTTGATTAATATAGAATATATTAATAGCGTAGAAGAAACGAGAGATGGTCTATGGCTACTCACATAATCATAAACCGAATGGAGGAAAGCTCCTTATCGCAAAACTTCTTTGAATAAATAGAAAGGCAGCACATTATTTTGAAACGAAGTGAATCACTTCAAATCAAAATTCGCTAGTGCTGTCTTTTTATATTTAATTAAATTAAAGGAGGAAATCACTTGAAAGAGTTTAGCAAAGTGAATGTGTTAGGAACGCAGTATACAATTTACAAAGATACAACAGAACTCGATAAACCTTTCATTAGTGGAGCTGATGGGATCACTGACTTCACTACTAAAGAAATATTCATTGCTACCATTGATGATGGTGATCCTAATAACATGCAGGCTATGGAGCATTATGAAAAGAGAACCATAAGACATGAGATTATTCATGCAATCTTGTTTGAATCGGGTTTAGATCACAACAGCAAATGGGGAAGAGATGAAGAATTAGTAGATTGGCTTGCAATTCAATTCCCTAAGTTGTTAGCTGCATTTAAATCTATAAACATTGAAATGTTTTAGTACCCCACCACCTAAAGAAAGGACCCTTATACAATGGCTTTAAGAGCGGACAGACAAGGACCCCACCGGGTAGCATTTGAGAAGAACAAAAAGGTATTGCTTAAAACCCACAACACTTGTGGCATTTGCGGTAAGCCTATTGATAAAACACTAAAGGCACCGCATCCTTTGAGTCCAGTAGTGGATCACATTGTACCAATCAATAAAGGTGGTCATCCATCAAGCATCGAAAACTTACAACTGGCTCATTGGACATGCAACCGACAGAAGTCTGACAAGTTATATTCAATTAAAGATGAGGCACCGAAAGTTGTGGGAAACAGAAACCTTCCACAAAGCGCTGATTGGGCTTCTTATGGTGGTTGAATAATTTAGATACAATCATACTAAAAAGAAATACAAAACTGATACGAGCGAAAAGAGAAGGGGGGATGGGTACCCCTCCGCCTTGGCGGCCGAGCTTCACGCCGTCACTGTACATTTTTTCTCACGCGACTTTTTGAAAGGAGTGAAATAATGGAAATTTATGGCATTGAGTACCTAAGAAATAAGCTAGCTACTCATAAAATTCGTGTTGATTTAAGGTATAGACAATACGATATGAAGAAGAATGAATCAAGCTTCGGAATCACAATTCCACCTGAAATAAGAAAAAGATATCGATCAGTTTTAGGATGGTGTGCCAAAGGGGTGGATTCTTTGGCTGATCGTTTAGTTTTTCGTGAATTTGAACATGATGACTTTGAGGTAAACGAAATTTTTGAAGCAAATAATCCGGATGTATTTTTTGATAGCTTGGTTTTATCATCTTTGATTGCTTCTTGTTCTTTCGTTTATATTTCAAGGGG